AGAAGCTACTTGCCAGTGGAAAGCTCCAGTAGACTACCCTAGTGATGGGGAGATGTACACTTGGAATGAAGACACAACTGCTTGGGATGCTTCGGAATAATGAATGGAAAAGATATTAGAAAGTGCATGGGCTTTATTTGTTGCCATAGGATGGTTCTTTATCAACCGTATCACTGCTAAAGTAGATGCGTTAGAGAAAGACAAGGCCGATAGCTCGTCTGTTAGTGCTCATGGGAAGCTAATCCATGATACTGACCGTAGAATAGACCGCCTTGAGAACACAACAGTCCCAAGGCAAGAATACAAATCAGATATAGCGGGGCTGCACGTTAGGGCTAATGAGCTAGAGCGATCTAAGGAAGACAAAATTCAAGACATTAGAGTTTTGAGCAATGACACTTCAAAGAAAGGTAAGTAGCTTTGGACAAAATTACTGAGATATACATAGCTATAACTGGTGGTCTAGTCGCTATAGGGTTGTGGCTGTTTAAAATATTATTCAAATCTATTGACGGAGCACATGAACGGATAGATAAGCTTGAGTCTAAAATAGTGGATCGTAGATACCTAGAGAACCAATTAGCCCCTATCAGGAAAGACTTAAATATAATACTTAAGCACTTGCTAGAGACTAAATAGAAAACCCATAAGGAGAACAAAATGGAAAAGATGATAGCCCCAATGATTAAAGCAATAGATGGATTCATGCCGGGGTATAAGACCTATGCAGTTATGGTAATGGGACTTGGTATGATGTATTGTCAAGGTGGTGGACATCATATGTTTAGCCCTGAGACATGGGCAATGGTTACAACTGTTGGCGGTATGACTTGGAAGATGGGTAGTGACCGTAAGGCTCCTGAAGTAATTGAGGTTGAGGTTACTGAAGTGGTGGAAGACGAAGTGGAGAAGTAATGCCAATATTCTCATTAGTCAAAACAGTGCTTGGAATACTTTTACACTTTCTTAAGCGTAGAGATCCTAAATCTAAAACAGAGTGGAAGAATGATCTTAAAGACATGGACAAAGCATTGGCTACTGGCGATGACAATCTTATTACCCTTGGGTTTGAACGCCTGCGCCAGCAGTCCAATCATAATCAGTCAGGAAAGAACGATAAAGTGTCCTGATGATGTGAATAAACCTTGCGAAGTCACACGTGCATGGTTAAAGGAACGCTACGAAGTTGAACGTGGTTTCCTTAAGCAATTGGAGGAACGTAAATAATGGGAATGGGAACACCGAATCAGTTTGAGAAGATAGCGGTTGATGCCAAAACAGATATGGATAACAATATCACACCTAGTGCTAGTGGCAAGGGGCCAACTAACCCCGTTACTGGGCAAAGAGAGTCTGATAAGAAGGGTGTTGAAAGTCCTTTTGGGCAAGCCAAGGATAGGCGGTCACAAGAGCAGTTAGACTTTAATGCTGGCTTTGATTCTAACGCAGTCAATCCATCATCAGGATTTGCACAAGCACAGGATAGTTTGTCAGGAGTATTGGTCAATGACCTACCATCAGAAGGGGCTAGCAACAAGTTGTTCCAAGACGTTGAACTCTTAGACGAGCCAGTATCAGACGCAACATTAGCAGCTGCATCAATGGGGGCAGGCGGGGATGACAAGCAGAGTATTAGCCAACTAAAATAAACTATGTACATTCCAGATAAGCTGGGTAGGGTAGCAATAGGTAAGGATACATTCTTAGCACCGTTTGGTTATTTTGAAGAAGACTATAAGTTTGTGGTTAATTTCTTGCGTAGCCCATGGGTAGCTAAGAGAACGTTCCATGATAACTTTGATGAGAATGCATTACTTGGGTGCTATTCGGATTACTTAAAGAATGGGATTGGTTGGATTGCATTCCATAAGAACAAACGATGTGCCTTCATTATCTTAGAGCTAGTATCAAGCTCACCACTTATTTATTCGATGCATGGTGGGCTGAGTAGAGCGTTATACGGTAATGGGCAAGCTAAGATGGCAATAGATTTTATCAAGTACTACGTCTTTGATGTGATGAATGGGCATAAACTTGAAGCTTACGTGTTGAGGCCTAACAATCTATTGAGTGGTTACTACGCTAGATCAGGCTTAGTAAAAGAATGTGAGATGCAGGACAGGATCATGCTGAATGGTGTACCTAGTCCCATTACTATTTACGGGTTAACAAAGGAGACAGAATATGGGCGGAGGCGGAAGCAAGGGGCCATCAGGGCCAACACCAGCACAACAAGCAGCAGCGCAGGTACAGGCACAGGCAGCAGAAACAAGAAGAATTCAAGCAGAAAGAAACGTAAGAGCAGATCAGTTTCTCGCAGACAACGCAATAAACCAAACGTTCAGAGATCAAATTCTGTCCCAGTCAAATGATGCAGCACAACGACAGATTGATGTACTTGGTTCGCAGTCAGGTGGGACACTACAAGACATACGACAGCGTAATGCTGGTCGTGGTCTTAGTCAATCAAGCTCTGGTGCAGGTTTAACTAATGAAGCTAAATCTCTAACTCAAGCTAGCAGTGATGACATCTTTAGTAATGCTGGGTTGAGGGCTACTGACAGGGTTAACTCTCAACAACGTTTCTTAGATAGCACAGCTAGTGACATCAGAGGCGGTAGGGATATTAATTCAGCACAGGTTTCTTTTAAGAATGATATTACTTCTGCTAATGCAGCGTTCGAGAAGGCTCTAGCTGGTGCAGCTACTGGTGACCAGCGTAATGCAGCCTTCAAAGGCTTTGAGTCTGACCGTAGATTAGCAGCTGGAAGATTTAATGAATCAGTTAAACAGTTCCAACAACAAGGATCGCAAGCAGCTGTAGCAACTGCAGGTGGAGGTAAAGAAGATGACGGCCCAGTTGGTCAAGTAGGTGGAGCATTCGGTGGAGGCTTAGCTTAATGGGCGGTAGGACAGCAATGATGATTGGTATGGTGGTACTCGCTGTAGCTGCACCTTATGCAGCTGCTGCGTTTGCCCCTGCTGCTACAGGTGGAGCAGTTGTCGCTGCTGCTGGTGGTGGATTAACAGCAACAACTGTTGGTATTTCAATGGGTGCTCAAGCAGCACTCGCTGTAGCTAATATAGGATTTGCTACATCAGTCGCTATTGGTATGGCTGCCGGAAACTTGGCAACAGGACAGGGGGTATTTGGCTCAGCCCCGCAACAAGGCACGTTTAGCTACTCCCCGCTTTCTTCAGGAGCGTTCGGTAGCGAACAACCGAGCTTTGGTGAGGAAGAAAGATCAAAGGAGCAGGAAGCTTTTAACGCTGGCTTTGATCCTAATAGCGTTGCAGCTTTTGATGTAAAAGAAACCAACGCATTACTGACCACTGATAATGACGGGGATGATGACGAAGAGGAATTTGGTTCTAGCCAGCTAGGTACATTTGGTAATGTAGAGCTTGCATCTTTCGAGTCTAATGAATTTGAATCATTTGGTGCTGGCGATTTGTCATCCTTTGGGGATGATGGGTTTAGTACGTTCGGATCAAAATTTGAAACTTTTGAAGGTAGCTTAGTTTAGGAGAAAATTATGGGTGACAATGTGCAACAAATGATTCTTCCTGCAGCTCTTGGCATAGGCATGGGATACCTTGCTCCAGCCGCAGGGATTGGTGGGCCGGGGACTACAGAAGGTTTCCTTGGTAGCTTTGGAGCTTTCAATGGAACAGCTGCACTCGTAGGTGGGGGGCTACTATCGTCCATTATGGCACCAACCCCGCAGGTACCAGACTTTAGTTCTAATTTTGCTGAACAATCTCAGTTCATAAATCAACAGCAGTCTTTCTCTAGGCAAGGTGATGCTCAATTGGAAAGCCTGTTAGCTAGTGGTACTGAGTTTGAAAAGAATCAGGCGTTTGATGAGCTGCGTAGGCGTGGAGCAGATGAGAATAGATTGGCTGAAATTTCAACAGCTCAAGGGCGTAGTGCTGAGAGGCAGGCTGAGCTTGACCAATTCACTACTGACAACGCTCCTCCTTCTACTGAAGAGATTGAGTTATTAGCTCAAACATTGGCAGCTGAAAGACAATCTGGCTTTGATGAAGACATGGATCTTGAGCGTACGCGGTTGAAACAGATTAGTGCTCAACGTGGAACACTCGACAGTAACAGGAACGATGATCTTAATTTACGCTTAGCATCCATTGGGGCACAGAACAGAAGTAATATAACCAATGCAGCACTAAAGACAGCTACAGGGTTTCAGTCTGACATTCAAGGTATTGCTAACCAAGGGTACAATAGATTATTAAAGGGTTCTAGCTTAGCAGAAGAACAGAGTAGGTTTGACCTTGGACTAACTGAGTCAGAGCGTAGATACCAAGAAGCATTACGCGGTGCCAGAACATCAGACCAACGTGATGTGGCATTTAGAAACTTCCAGTCTGACCTTGATAGGCAGATTGCTGTGTTCCAACAGAGAAGTCAGGATAGTAGATCAACAGCACAGCTTGGCCTAGGCATAGCACAGGCGGGTATGCTCCAAAAGAATGGCCCTTTAAAAATTAAGCCAACTGGGACTACAGCTACTGGGACAGCCCTTAATAGTTATAACCCATGGCAGAATCATGCTGATCCGCTTAACCTTCCAAATACCCAAAGAAATGGTTTAACGCCATCATAGGCTAGCTTTTTAACTTATAGGAATATATAATGGTAGAAAATCCTAGTACAAATTTAAGATTGGTGGATCACGCTATAAGGAGTCCTTTGGTGGATCATGCTTTAAGGGATCCAACATCTAGTGTTGGGGCAACGTTCTTAGGGGATCAACAGCAGCTTATTGCTAACCCCAAAGGGTTGGATAATACTGCTAGGCTAGCTGAAGGGCAGATCAAATCTAATAACGCTAGAGCACAAGCGTTGACTGATGCATTGCCTAACAGCCCACTTGCTTCAATACTAACGGTGCTTAATGCTAGCCAGACGAATGATATTCGTGGTCAGTTAAATGACCTACGTGGGCTAGAGAAGAAAAGACTCAGTGATGAAAAGAAAGCTGCAGGTGAAGACGCTAGAATGACATCATTGATTAAAGATCTTAAGGACACGGGTAGAATTAAAGATGCTCAACGTGTTGCTGACCGTGATTACGAAGGTGATATACGCGCAACATTGAGAGACCCTAAGCTTAATCAAAAAATCATTGGGTTGCCATTATCAATACAGCAGAAGGCGGATTTTCTTAAAGACATCATTGCAGCTGAAGAGGTGTTTGCTGGCGTTGGTGTGAACACAGTGGAAAATACCCCACAGATTAAAGCCTTACGCATAGTCGTAGAAGAGATGGCAGCCTTGATTCGTGGGGGTCGTGACATATCTAAAGGGGTATACAAGAAATCGATAAGGGAACTGGATGTTGCCATATCTAAAGCTAATGATTCAAAGTCTGCGCGACAGAATCCAGATGCAGCTAAAACCACATCTCCAGCCCCTCTATCTCCTACTGGTCAGGTGACACTTGGCAAGCTAAGGGCTACGCAAAGTCCTAGGCCTAATCCTAAAGTTCCAGCTCAGTCATTCATGCAGAAATTAGTTGAGCCTGAAGGGAAGCCAACGTTTGCTGGCTTTCTATTAAATTCAGGGAATAGAGTATTGACTGCTTTTGAAAAGGCTGGGCAAAGATTAGCTAAGGAGCTTCCAATAGGTGAATGGCTATATGAACAAACCAATGATGGCAGGGGTGTGCTCACTGATAATAATACTGGCAAGAGAATAGTTGAAAGATCAGACGGGACTGTTGTTATTCAGGATCCAAGTAATGTTGAGCAGGTTAAAAAGGTTAAGACTCTTAAGGAGGCTGTTGATGAAGTAACCAAGAAGTCTACTTCAGGATCTTTTAGTGCAACTAAAAAGGAACTTAAAGATGTTAGATTGGATGACGCTGGGAGGAAAAGGCTTGCAGATACTCCTACTAGTTTTAACGTTCCAGATGGTGGCTTTACTCCCGGTGGGGCAGGGACTGACATTGGGGGAGTACCAGACGGTGGCGTAAGCTTAAGCATTAATCCCGACACCGGACTACCTGACCTTGACTTGCCAGAGCAAGGGGAAAGGGAGCCTGTAGATGATGGGTTGCGTCAGATAGGTGATCCGGCTACTGAAACAGCACAGATGCCTAGTGGAGCAGACTTCGCATTAGATGCATTAAAGAAACTTAGCAAGACTGAGTTTGGTCAGTGGGTGCAGTCTTTACCTTCAAGATATAAGGCTTCATTAATATCTGAACTTGGCACATTAAAAGGTATCACTGCTGAAAAGGCAGCACCTATACTTAAGAAGATTAAAGCTTCCACTGTCGGCAACAACGTATCTAGCAGTAGGGATAAGCAGCTTGACTTTATAAGGACTGTTGAGACTGGTGGGGCAAAAGATCCAATCAATGCCACTTCTTATAAGCTAGATAAAAAGACAGGGAAAGAGATCAGAGATAAAAATGGGAAAAGAATTCCTCAAGCATATGGCCCGTATCAAATAATAGTATCAACGGCTAGGAACTTACCTAGTGGTAAGACTAAATTTAAAGGCAAGTCAGATAGTTTTGTTATTAAGAGCCTGAAGTCAGAAGACAGTAGAAAGCTTGCAGGAGAACTGATGGATGAGCTTACTGCTACGGCATCTAGGAATAAATACGTACAGAATTTTAGTGACAAGGACAAGGAGGTAGTCATAGCTGCCGCTTACAATAATAGAGGCTCTGGTTTCTTTTCAGGGATTATAGACAAGTACAAGCCTGCTTCTATAGATGACCTATTATCTAAGAACGTATTAGATAAACAAACTGTTAGGCAAATTACAGAATACAGACGGCAACTTGTTGGAGATAATTAATGGCTGAGTTTCAGTTTAGCAATGACGACATACAACGATTTAGTTCCCTAGGACTTGATGTTCAAGGGGCATTAGATTCTGGTTCAACTCCAGAAGATATATCATTAGCTGCAAAGCATATTGAGTATGAGGAACAAGCTGCTCTAGCACCAGTAGTAGCAGAGCAGTCACGTCCTGTCATACCAATTCCACAACAACCTTTGCAAGAACCTGCGGGTGATACCGACAGGCTTAGTCTAGAGGGCTATGGGGCAGAGGATTCCCTAAGCACAATAGCTGCTGCTGCTAACAATACTATATCAGCTGTATTCGGATTTGGTATTGAGAAGCTTGGAAACGCTATTGGGATGCCTGAAGTCAGCGCATTAGGCACAAAGATTAAAGAGTTTGCAAATGAAGGGGAACGTATATCAAGAGAGAACATGTCTCCGCAGGGACAAGTACCTGCGTCACGTAGTTATACTAGAGATGCCCCTGAGAATCTATTTGGTGTTGGGCTAGGTGATTTTAACCTTGGCACCGTAGCAAATACTATATCAAGTGCAATCGGATCAAGTGTTCTCCCGCTAGCTGGAGGTAAGGGACTATCTGTTCTCGCAACTAAGTTAGGTGCTGGTGCTAAGACAGCTGGTGCATTCGGTATCAGTACAGCATCAGGTCTTACTGAAGGTTTAGCTACAGCTCAAGACGTATTCAATGACGTACAAAATACACCTGATGATGTAATTATTAACTCACCATTGTATGCACAGTTTGACAAAGTAATATCACAACAGTTCCCAGAGTCTCAAGGCTCAGAGAAGGTTGCGTTTGTTCGTAGAGCTATTGCTAACCAAGCATCCTTTGAAGCTGGCTTCATAGCTGGCCCATTGATTGCTGCTACATCCCTACCTATAGGTGGATTGCTTGGTCAACTTGGGATAGGTGGCAAAGGTGGGGCTGAAGTATTCAGAAAAGGATTTGGCTCTACATTATTCAAGGGTGCAATGTTTGAAGGTGGACAAGAGTTTGGGCAGGAAGCATCACAACAGGTAATACAGAACTACGGTAACTTCTTGGCTGGTAAACCAGTGCAACCGTTGGCTGGCAGTTTAGAGGCTGGTGTTCAAGGTCTTGTAGGTGGTAGTGCTATAGGTTCAGTGGCAGCAACAGCACAGAATCAATCTTTGCCTGTAGATAATGTCCCAGTAGTAGACCCCCTTGAGGAAGTAATCGAATCGGTTGACTCTGTAGATCTTGATGGATCGGATCCAGATGTAGTTGGGACAGAGGACTTAATCTCCTCACCAACAGTTAATCTTGACCCTGATCCCAAAGGAGATCCGCCACCACCAGCACCACCAGCAGCTGGAGCAAGAACAATTGTCAGAGATAAAGATGGGTTCTTCATTGACGGAGAAGGGTTGTCTGATGCTGAGGTTAATGAGTTAAAGGCTGACCTTAAGAGGATAAGAGTAAAGAACACTGCCCCTGATGCAGCTCCACTGGTGAATGAATTTGACAATTCAAAACGTGATCCGAAAGGGGATCCACCTCCACCAGCAGCAGGTTCTGCAGAAGAGTTATCTAGGGAGCTGACTGATGAAGAGATAGACGCTATCATTGATGATGAATCACTTGACGAGCATGTGTCTAGGAAGAGCGATAAGGCAGATAAGATTGGACTAAAAGGAATACGCATAGATGATCCAAGATTAGATGGCGTGTTCTCACGTAAGAGTGTGGAAGCTGACGAGTTATTTCTTGCTGATGCTGTTCAGAAAAATAATAAGGGAAATGATTCAGATGAGGTAGCTGAGAGGCCTGAAGCTGTACTTATGCTCGACAAATATAAAGATGGGCCTTCTCTGACGAAGTCTAAAGACTTCACAGCCACACAATTGAGGGCTAAGGCTAAAGAACTTGGTATAAAAGTTAAGTCTAACGCTCCTAAGCATGTAGTAGCCAACAAGATTATAGCTCTTGGTCAAGAGCAGGCTAAGACTGCACCTAAAGTTGGGCTGAAGAAGGCACAGGCTGAGGCTAAACTTGAGACTTCTAAGAAAGCTTCTACTGTTAAGGGCAAGGCTGTAACTGAAGAAGAGGTTGATGCTTCTATTAGGTTAAACACTCCAGCTCTCGACATATCAATAGAGAAGAGACAGAAGTTAAAGACTGACATTGAAGCGTTACAAGCTAAGCTTAAGAAGAATGGCAAGCTTGATAATAAAGATCAAACTTCACTTGATGTTCTACTAGAGACACGTAAGGTTGTTGAGGGTAATGAGTTCGTTGGCTTTGCAGACAAAAAGAAATACCTAAGAGATCAGGCTAAGCAAAAGAAGAGGAAGATCTCTCGTTTGTTCGCTAGTAACTTTGGTATAGGTGAGCTGCTAGCTGACCCTGCTACTAGACAAGAAGCTATTGAAATGTTAGCTGCTGAGAACTTGAGCAACACGTTACCTAAGTCAACTGAAATTACAGATGACACTAAAGTTACTAAGCTTCCAGCTGAAACATCTGAAGGATCTATTCAGGTTACTAAGAGTGAGGCTGTTGATAAACATGACAAGAAGATTAGGAATTTACAGAAGGCTATTGATAATAAGACTGCATCTATGCAGAGAGGGTTGGATACGTTTGGTAGGAAGGTGGATGCCAGAACTAAACTAGACCCAACCAATGCTAGGTTCTTAACACAGACTGAAGCCTCAGCTATGAAGCAGGCAGAGGAAGAAAAATCTATAGCTACACTTAAAGACTTTAGTAAGGCGCAAGGAGATAAGATAGACAAAGAGGTGCAATCGTTTAGAGCGTTAGCTAAGAAAGAAGGGTTTGATGTCGATGACGTTATCCCTCAGATAGCAGAAGATGCCGATGAAACAGATATCTCCTTTGCTAGAGAAGACAGGGCTAATATTAAACGTGACCTTACCAACAGGGTTAGAGGGTTAGAGAAAGATGGTCAAGTGATCGGCCCTGTTGGACGTAAGATTGCAAGCGGTGAAACCATTGATGATGGTGGTGATTTTGATGACTTGGTTGCTGATGCCCTTAGCGTTACTGACCAAGAGCTTAGCGCATCAGAGCTACGTGAGATCAATGACCTTAAGAATGAAGCTGATGTAGAGGCTGAAAGGATAGAGAATGACCCAGCTATACTTGATGCACAGGCCAGAAGTAATCTAAGAGAGAGGGCTGACCGTCCTGAAGTTACCAGCTTTCCTGATGGGCCTAGACAGAGTGAACAGCGTAGACAGTTACAGCGTACATTCTATAGAAATGGTAAGATAGTTAAAGCTCCACCGTTGACACTTGAAGGATCAATCAAACCTGTCACTGCACAGAGAGTTCCGGTTAATACACCTAGGATTTCTCCACTGTCAGACAAACATAAGGACGCAGCAGGTCAGCGTGATAACTTAGGGAGAACTAAGACTGCCCTAAAGTTAACGGAAATAAAGTCATTGACTCAAGAGCGTGGTTTAATTGGAGAGTCAAGTAATATCGGCAGTGATGCGAACCCAACACTAGGCAGTATAAGTAATGAATCAGCAGGGGATGTAAGACTTGTTATGGTTTCAGAGGGCAACAGTAAATTCATTGAGGTTGTTGTCGATGATGGATCGTTTGAAGGTGAGTTCATAGGCGGGGTTGAACTACTACATGATGCGGTTGTCGATTCATACTTTCTTCCAGATGCTAAGATTAAGTACAAGCTTGGTGGTGAACAGATAGCTGAAATCATTGGCAACATAACTGGCACTGCACTTGTTAGTGACATGCATAAGAAGATGGGGGCTGACTACTTGCAAATTAATGAGCGTGTTAAACGTGGACTTTCAGCTGGCCAACGGGTTGGCTACGAGAAAGTTGAATCACTTAACAAAACTATTAAAGAGTTTGAAGCCTTCCAGATGGACGCAGAGGAGAGAGCTAAGAACCCAACACCTACTCCAGAGCAAGCTAAGAAGAGTAGTGACAAGATAAAAGAACTAAAGAAAGATAACGGTAAGGCTGAGCCTAAGATCACTATAGACCTAGGCTTTTCCCCAGACGTAACAGAAGAGAATGATTCATTCGTTGATGAGATTAAAGAATCACAAGCCATGCTTGATGAGTTAGCTGAGAGTGAAGCATTCTTTGCTGAGCATCCAGAGCTAAAAGATTCTCCTCACATCAGCGAAGAAGAGTTGGCTAGTACAGCTCAATACAATTTTGATGGTACTTCTAATGCTGAGGCTCAGGGCAGGACTGATGAGACCACAGACGATGACTTTGAACACTGTAAGGTGGACTTCTAAATGGGTGCTTGCGATAAATACAATAAAAAGAATGCTGATGCTGATGTCAGGGCTGTTAAGAAATCATTTCTTAATAACAATAAAGCTTTCGAGGATAAAGAAAAGCTAGAACGTGGAAAGTTCTGGGAGAACGCACACAAACAAATCTTTGACAACACTGGCAAGCTTAAGAGGCAGATGAGAAAACAGCTGGGTGCTAGAGGTGAGATATTAATTAGAAACCTTGAGCTGTCAGCTGGTGGTTCAGCTATTGGGGACGTGCAATTTCAGAACGCTTTCGCTAAGGTATTTTCTGGGCTAAAGAAGAATGAGTACGAATATCTGAATGAGATCATTCAGGCCAGACGTAACATAGCACTTGAAACTAACAGAGTTGTTGTGGCTAGACAGTTCCTTAATGACAATGCTATTGGTACAGTGTTTGACTTAAGCAACCAAGACCATGTAAGCGTACTCAACGCTAAGTATGGTGAGGCAAAGATAAAGAAGTTTCTTGGTAAACAATTCGTTACCATACAGAAGAAGAATGCCGACACTAACAACAGCGAAATAATATTACAAGCCCACATATCAGCAAATGTTGCTACTAAGTTTGCTGACATACAGGTGCGTAAAGTCCTAGCATCAGCAGACATACTTAACCCTGATGGACTGTCAGCTGCCCAGTATCAAAAGTTCCTAGACCATGCTAAGAAATTTGATGGTACAAATTTTGACAGGCTCAATGGGAAGGCCGACAATTACTTTGCAGTATTCAAGAGTCAGCTGGGACACATGCGTAGAGCTGGCCTGATAGATGAGAAAACATTTAATCATATGCGTAAGGTAGGTGACTACTCACCACGTAGGTACATACAATTCTTTGACCCAGACATTACCTTCAACAACCTTGAGCCTATCACTACTGGTAGTACCCAAGCATTGATGATGGACTCAGCAGTATTGATGCGTGATTACATAGTAAGATTACATGAAAGGATAGCAAAGAATGAAGCTAACGTTAGTCTCTATAACTTTGCTAAAGATAATCCCGGCAATGGTATCGCTGAAGTAGTTGGTGTTGATGATATACCAAGGGCTAATACAATTAGAAACAGCGCATTCATTGATGGTAATAGAGTCGCAGTAGTCATGCCACTTGAGCTTGGCAAGGAGTGGGGCGGTATTGATAGCGGGATGGATAAAGAACTTGCAGACATGTTATCTAAATATTCTGGATCTAAATTCGTTAGGGTGCTGGCAACTGGTGCTAACCCTGAGTTTGCATTAACTAACTTTCCGCGTGATATAATGTTCTCATGGTTCAGGACACGTGAGTTCAGTGATGCAGCACCAATAGCATTAGGGCAGATGGTAAAACAATTTGCTTCCACGTTCAAAGATGTATGGCATACAGGGGCAACACCTATTGGTAAAGCTAAAGACTTCCTTGAAGATGGGGGCATGATGGAGTTCATGACCACACAGGGTGCTCTTGAAAAGAACTTTAGGTCGCAGAGCGTTGTCATGGATCCAAGACTCAGAGCAATTGAAAAAGCTCTGTCCTTCTTAGGGCAGAAGACTGAGCTATGGGTTAGGTTAGCACTGAGGCAGCAGGCACTTGACAATGGGAAGAGTCGCAAGGATGCAACATGGATTGCACGTAGCTACCTAGACTTTTCACAAGGTGGTAAGGCAGTCAAGGTTGCAGACAAGGCACTACCATATCTTAATGCAGGGTTGCAGGCTACACGTGGGATGTTTGGTTCACTGTTACTTGGTGACACATCTGGGGCTAAAGAGTTTGACAGAAAGAAACTAGCCAAGAACAAGGCAGCTGCTATGTTTAAATTCTTTCAGTTCGGATTGCTGTTCTCATCAGTAATGATAAACAATATCCTTCATCACCCTGAAGCATGGGATAAAACTGACGATCAGGATAAGACTAAGAACTTGTTACTGTATACAGGTCTGTCACATAAAGCTGCCAATGGTTCCGATGTATATTCATACGTTAAGATTCCACTGGATCAGGGACAGTCAGGTGTGGGTAGCTTCTTCGGTTCAATCATAACTAAATTTCTTAAGGAGACCATTGGCACTGAAGGTGATACTGTATTCCACAAGATTGCTGGCACACGCCAAGAGGTATGGAACAATGGTATGGCAAACCTCGTACCATTCTCTAACTTTATTCCTCCTACATTGAAGGCTGCAATTGCAACACAGAATATAGATACATACATGTGGAGGGAGATTTCACACAAGGGTGAGCTGAATGATAACACGTTAGAGCAGACACCTTTTACCCACCCATTCTTTGTCATGTCAGCTGAGAAGTTAAACGACATGTTCGGTGTTGTTACTGATAGCAAACCTTTCTCTCCTGAAAGGATGCGTGTCATGGCTGACTCGCTGATCCCTTCATCTAACTCAATGATTAAAGTATTAGGTGGCCTTGGTAGGATAGGCACAGACTTAATCAACGGTGACCCACAAGAGCAAGCTATTAAAGCTGAGATAGAACAATCATGGAGACAGGCCATTAAGTCTATCCCCGGTGCTGATAGAATCTTTGAGTACACTAATGATGAGAGCATTGAGGTTCGTGCTCAAGCTGATAAGGCTAAGGTTAAGAGTAGGACTACGGAAATTCGTGTGAAAACATTAAAGAATAAGTGGATGAATCATCTCAATGGATTGGATGATAAAAATACTAAAGCGCAAGAGAAGGTAGTTAGAACTGCTGCTACTAAGATTAGAGACATGGAAGCTAAGGGAGACATCTCTAGGGACAGCATGAATCGACACATCGAATCTGTTAATAGGTCATGGGCTATCAAGAAACGTTTTGGTAAGATCAAAAACCCTAGGCTGTGGAGAAATGTATCATTTGCCCCAAGTGGTGAGCCTAGGGCTTCTATGATATTTGCAGCTATCAAGGCTGGCAATGAGAAACAGAAACAAGAACTGCTTGAACAGTTTAGACGGTTCAAGTTCATCGGTAACAAGAAGACTGTTAAAGAATTAACTAAACTACTGAGGGAAGATGCAAGGAATTAATGATTACGTAACAAGTGATGGTGTAAGGGTGCTACGCATTCATTACACTGCAGATCCTGACAAGGATATTACAACTCCGAATGGTAAGCAGTGGATGGCCAAGTCACTGGTAGGCTATCCCGGTGGTGTGATAGGTGCTAAGTGGCGAAGAGAAATGGAGATTGATTTCGATGCACAGGGTGGACAGCTAGTGTTCCCTGACATGTTGAAGCATAGGCCACGCATTGAGATCCCTGTATGGAAATCAATACCTGAAGACTGGAAGTTGTATGGTGGATTCGATTATGCTGGGCGTGGTATCACAGCGTTTGTGGTGATAGCGCATGACACTAAGGTTGATGACTACTATGCTGTCTTTGAATTTTACAGGAAGAAGTCAGGGTACATCACCACATCAGAGGCTATCCTAGATTGTAAATACTTTGATAGGTTGGAATGGATAGTAGCAGATCCAAGTATGTGGACAGCTACTCAAGAGAAGGGTGACGGAGGTGACCTAGTTAGTCCAGCATCTTTATTTGCTGAGCAAGGTGTTCACTTTATCAAGGGCACTAGGGGAGGAGACGTACAGTTTGCTGAGATGGTGAATGAACAGTATTGGGGTGGGTTCAACGGGAAGGATAAGGATTGGCAACCAAGGTATAGAATTACAAAGTCATGTCCCAATCACTATAAGGAGATGAGTCAGTGGAGGTATAACGAGTGGAGTAACAGCACTGGGCAGAGTAGAAACGTAAAGGAAACTATGATTGACAAGAATAACCATAGCATTGATGCAGTTAAGTATTTATTCAAGATGCTTTCATCTAATTGGATGGCTGATAAGGTGGATAGCTTTGATACCTCACGCCACATAGTATACTAGGAGAGCTAATGGCAACAAAAGCGGAGACAAGGAGATCGAACGAGATTGCAACTGATTCAGTCCTTACCAAAGCTAATAAGTCTGAGCCTTCTGCACCTAAGAAGGCCACTTTCAATGTCATGAAATCACTAGAGCTAAGGAAGAGTAAGCCTTTCAGAGCACACGGAAGCCCTTAAGGTGAGCCAAGGCTGGCGCGGGATGTAGACGCGCCCTCCTGTAAGCCAAGTACAGCAAGGGTATTAGACACTAACATAAGGAGATAGTTATGCCGGGAGAGTTATACACTGAGGAAGAACTGGGGGATGATTACAATAAGCTGATGGATAATCCTATTTTGACAGCGGATTTAACTGACGCATTAAATGGTAAGGAAGGACGTAAGCATGCAGACGACTATGTATGTAACGTAGTTGAGTCTTCGATGCTTACGTTGAATAAACATAATGGAATTGACGGGTAAGATAAAGCATGTAGGTGCTGGCATTGCGTTGAAACATGAGGGCAAGTTCAGGCTGTGTCATCTAACGATGGCATGCCTGTTTCTTGGCACTGATGACCATAGTAATGCATACTGTGTAGTAGGCACCAAGATGGAGATGAAGGATGGCATTGAGTACCACCTCTTTGATGAGGCAATAGGTAGGATGTCACCTGAGTTTATGTCAGAAGTAAAAGAGATGTTGCATCAGGATATGGTTGAGCGTTTGATAGTTGTGTCAAATGATGAGGACTTACGTAGCCGTATCAAGAAAGAACTCGGTGTACGTGTGATGTTTGAGGATGAGAAGCGCAGGAATAATGCCTCCGTTATCATGAGAGAATGGTTCTCAAGGAACAAGCCGGGGAGTGACAAGGCTCTACTAAGGCTATGGGGTGGATGTAAAGAAGCGGTCAAGTCTAACTACCCACCAGTGCGTGATTGCATGGTACGACTATTAGACTTCTATGATAAACGCAGCAGAAAAAAGGCAGCTAGACCAGCAGGTATTGGTGGTCGAGCTGGATATGGATGATGGGGTCTAAACTATTATCAGGTGTACATAAGAACAAAGAGTTGTTGAAGAACCCTGAAGCTAAGAAGCTTAAGGCGGTAGTCGATACTGGATACAAGACAGATAAGCAGGACATTTTTATTGAGCAGCTTATCATGAACCCAACTAAGAATAAGATTGGGTTGGCTATCAAGTCAGGCTATGCCATGAAGTCAGCTGATAAGGTAGTTCAGAGGCTGATGAAAGATGATAAGTTCTTGGCTAGAGTAGAAGCTAGGAAGTTTGAACTACAGGATAGGCTGAATGTATCACTAGACAGGGTGGCTGAGGAGTATGCACGTATTGCATTCCTCAACCCAGCTGACTATGTGAAGTACAACAAGGACGGGGATATAGAATCCAAAGCATCAGACATCGTTGACCTCAAGCCAGTCATTACTATTAACAAAGGTAAGTATGGCAAGGGCGTTGACCTAACATTCTACAGTAAGATGGATGCTTTGAAATCATTAAGGGACATGTTCGGATATGACAAACCAGCTAAACACGCTCACCTCATTGCGGGGAATGGACAAGGACTTACTAACGAAGGGCTTGAGTCGGCTATCTTCGGACTCATTACAGGAACTCCACAAGCTCCTGTTACTAAAGGATTGGATAGCCCACCCAAATAATTTCATCTTCTCTGGCTATGTCATGACAAAGGATGAGCATGACACTGACTCACCGATGAAACCTTTCCCTGATAAGCCTTACTTGCGTAAGATCATAGAAGTTATCCATGAATCGGATCGACTGTTCATACCTAAGAGCAGACAGATCATGATGTCATGGGTAGCTGTGCTCTATTCGTTATGGCTATGCCTATTCCACCCACATCAGGCTGTGTTCATACAGTCAAAGAAGGAGGAGGATGCTGCAGCCCTAGTGTTTGATAAGAAGATGGAGAATGCTAGGATGTCATTCGTATACCACCATCTACCTGATTGGTTAAAGGAGATGGTACCAGTTGATACTAGTTATGCTAAGATGAGATTCGGGAATGGAAGTATTGCTCATGGAATACCGGAAGGAGCACACATCATTCGCTCACGTACTGCTAGCTTAGTGGTATCAGATGAGTGCGCCTTCCAGCCTGAGTTCGAGGAAGCCTATACTGCTGCCGTACCTATGGCAAAGAAGATAGTAGGCTTAAGTTCTGCTTGCGGTGGGACATTCTTCGGGGATATATGCTGCGAGGTGATATAATCTCATTGCTTTCTTCTATCAAACCTAGCACTACCAACAGCATAGCTCAACCATAGTGTAGCACGATACTCTATACTCCTAGGTGACCTGCGTTCTTTATTGGTAAGCCTACGTTCTATAGGCTTGATTGATTCTGGAGGAGAAAGCATAGACAAACTTATTAGTTGGTCAAGCTTATCCTCTAACCTAGATACCCAGAAGGGTTCGTACAGTGTACGCTCCCCTGATATTCTTTCTTTACTTGAAGATACTGTATACTCCTTCATTAGACTGTCTCCATTTAGTCTACCAACTCAAAGTGAGGAAGGTCATCAAAGCCATTGTCATTCACTAGCCAATCACCATCCCAGTCACCACCCCATCTAAGTTTAACATCCATGCTTGCTGCAACGCCCATCACTAGGCCAGCAAATAAAGAGAAGCGTTCCCTGTCATTCCAATCAATAGGGTAGGGTGCCACGTCTACAGCTAGCGATGGGTTAGTGTTGTGCTTACTATGTGGATGCTTTATGCGTGACTTCCCTGTATGAAACATATCATCCTGTCTGGTACGACTACGGTGTCCTTCTAGTACGGTGCAGTCACAAACTTTCAGCACCTTCTTTAATATTTTTTGTATTCTTTTATCACATGTCTCTAGTTTAGACTTAGACTTCTCACTAAATTTGTTTACGTCCACGTTTTCTTCTCCATTGATTTAAGTTTCTTCTCAAGGTAGAGAATGTATTCCTCCACCGCCAACAAACATTCCACAACCTTAGTCTTACTACGTGATACCTTATGCTCTTCAGTGTATAAAAAGTTAAGCTCTTCGTCTGGTCGCTGCACTCTTGTTCTCAAGTCTGCCCCCGTAGGACGTTCGACTGGTATACCTTTTACCATCACAATCCTCCCTTAGCTTTTAGTTGGCTATAGAATTGGGTGAACTGCGTAACTGACATGAGTGAGTAATGATTGTCCATGGGTAGCGTGATCCAATTCATAAGCGTGAACGTTGGTACAGCCACCGTCCATTCTTCACTGTTGCGCCTAAAGAATAACACTGGCAGTGCACTAACATCCTTAGCCTGAGTTACTGTTTGCTTCCACCACTTTTCTAATGCTAACTTCTCACATCGTTTCACTTCAATAGCACAGCCATCCAAGCCCAACACATCATGCCCACCTTCAGCTGTCTGCATTAGGTTACGCTTGAATGCTATACCTAAGTGGCCCTCTAATAGTTTGCATACTTCACGCTCACCACGCTGACCCTTATCTCTACTGGCTTTGCTCATACTTTAGTTTCTCCTCCGAATGACCATCCATTCTTTCCACCCAGCAACACGACTAAACTGATCGGGAACTATCATTACGCATGGTTCAACATCACCATCATGCCCACGATCATTGCGTCCTTGAAAGGATAGCGGTTGTTTGTTGTCACTTCTAACAGTATGGTAGAACAACCCATCATTAAATAGCACAACAAACTGTGATGGATTCCCAGTGAACATTGAGTACTCTCTCAGCCGTAGATATTTGTGCAATGAAAGTATGGTGCCTTCTGGATATTGATCGTGGTTAATATGTCTGCGCTTAAATTCTGAAAACCAATACTTAGTCTCATTAATATTAGAACAGAACCAGTCAGCATAATACATGCGTTCATATAGGTCGTGTATCTTACAGACTTGATCTTCCATCAAAAATTTTTTCACTAAATTTTTAATGTCAACATCTGATTGAGTCTCTAGCTTAGGCTTACTATTAACTGCGATCATCAGGGACTCCTCTCTCTAATTCCTCTTGGAAGAAATACAACTGATCCTCCTGCATCTTCAACGCCTTAGATTGTTCTTGAGTAGAGTACAGCAAAGCAGACACCATGTTCCTTAGCTTATCAATTGCCCCTTGAACTTCTTCCCTAGATGAATCCATTTCACATCCTCCTTAGTCAAAGTTTTTAAATGCTTTAATTCATCTGCGCTATAAGCGATCAACTCTTTGTCAATTATATCTACACTGTCACCACCCTTGTTGACAAAATTGAATGCGTTGTCATCCTTACATAAGTAGAAGCACTCTCCTAACAATGGTGAAAACATTTTAACATACCCATCACGTTCAAGATCCCTGCGCCACTCATCAATATGAGTTACGTTGAGACTCTTAAACGTTTTGTCTAATGCTATGCGCTGCCTATCTGCAATCGTCCTACTCTTATCATTATCATCCGCAAAGTTATCATACACCTCATTGACAATCCGCCCTAATAATTGTAACACAAGTGGACGTTCGGGTGCAACACCTTTCCCTTCTAAGATTTCCTCTGCGTCCTTAGTGAATCGACCCATTGCTTTCTCCTTATTTCTCTAAGCCAAATGGCAGTGAACATCAAGTCACCTACCAAGAAGCCATGTTGTTGAGTGAATATCCACCATGCTATGAAGCATAGGTTACTAGACATCCCTATGTACAGTGCATACTTATACTGCCTAGCAACTAAGCTAACGCTTATAGCTGCCCATACACATAGGATTAGTTGTATTGCGTAGTGGATCATATCTCGCCTTCCGTTATAAGTTGTGTACGTTCATTGTAGTTAAGCTTGATGATGCGAGGAGCTGGCCCGTTGCGGTTCTTCCTCAAGTTGAGGAGGTATTGCTTATACTTATCGGGTGCTCCCGGTTCTTTGTCAACGTTAGTTATCCACTCATAGTATAGGATCATGAAGATGTCAGCATCTTGTGCTAGTTGATAACACTCACCTATATTATACATCTCTGCTTCCTTCTCACCTTCTCTATTCATCTGGGCTACGATGACCAGCTTGATACCCAGCTTAGTGCATGCATTCTTTAATGCTTGGCTATACCTACCAAGGGTGATACGTTTATTGTTCTCCTTAAAAGCTAGCCTGTCATCAGAGATATGGCCAATGTAATCAATCACTACTACCTTGATGTCATGCTTAGCATGATACTTGTTAATCATACTGATGATATGATCTATAGTCTTAGGCTTATTGTCTGACATGTAGAGTGAACGTCTCTCTAATTCTTCAGCAAACCTAGCGACAAGTTGGAAGTGTTCAGGGTTTTCCCCGTAATCACCCGTTGCAATCTTATCCATCTCTACCCCTGATAGTATAGATAGGATACGTGTTACGATCTCATCTATATTCATCTCAAGGTTGACGTATA